CGTTCGCCGTGAAACCATTCTCATTCTGGTTGTAGTAGTGCGTCTCGGGCGGCACGTCCGTGGTGGCAATGGGGTACGGCGCGAGCAGCTTGAGCTCCTCGGTCTGCTTGTCGAACAGACGACGCTGGGCGTCATGGTCGTACTGCTCCTCGGCCATGATCTCTTCTTCCATGGCTTTGACCTGGCTCGAGTACTCACGCCAGGCTGAGGCGGCGCGGCTGATGGTCTTGAGCACGCCTTCACCCTTGGCGACCGTCGACCACACGAGCGAGCGCCTTAATGGTCGACGCGAGTCCTGCTCCTGTCGATGCCAGCTCGAGTCGAAGAAGTGCTCGCGCAGCGTGGCGTTCTGGGTAGCCGCGTCGCCGAAGGCGGTCGGGTGGTACTGCACCTCGGGCTCGTTGGCGCACAGCGCCGACACGGTGGTGTCCACGATGTCGATGGCAAGCGGGTTGCGCATCTCGAGCGCGGTCTTGCGATACGCCTCGGGGATGTCGACGTAGGTGTCCTGGAAGATGGTCGACTCGATCAGCGAAAACAATTGATTGCGTAGTCGGAAGCGGGTGCGCAGCTCGTTGGTCAGGTCGAGGGTCTGGTCGAGCAGCCTCGAGTCGTCGATGCTCGGACGACTGACGCTACGCGGTGAGGCTACGGCCAATTTCAACCCTCCCTCGTGTGCGCGTCGACGCGCAGGTTTTCGCGGATACCGTCGAGTACTTGCTGCAGCTCGTGATTCCAGCCGACGGCGCCTACGTGGATGGCCAGCAGCAGGGTGGCGCGCTCGAGCCGAGCGATGCGTCCGTAGATCTCGCGCAGTGCCTCGGTGGGGTTGTCACTCAGCGGCATGCAGGTCCTCGTCCGACACGCCGCTGCGCACGCCCAGCCAGCACTCTCGCAGGTCGTCGTGTTCGGTCAGGCCGTAGGTCAGGTCGCCATTGGTGCAGTGGAAGGTGACGATGCCGTCGCCGAGGCTGACGAAGTCGCGGCTGGCGTGCTCGAGAATCATGTCGGCGATCTCGATCAGCGGATCCGCCTGGATGCATGTGACGAGGTCGTTGGTCACGTCAAACACGCACACGCCTATCCGAACGTCGCTCGAATCGCGGAGGGTGGTGCCGGAAGGGCTTCCGTACACAGGCCGTAGCGTAAGGCATCGACTGCGTGGTCGCTCACTTCCTTGCCTTTGACCGTCTGCTGGGTGTCTTCCGGGTCGAGCGGGTCGCGGACCAGGGCCGGCAATTCGCGGATCAGGTTGGGGCATGCGTGACGCACGATGTGCAGTCGAGGCTTCGACTCCTCGTCGTCGTGTGCCAGCGCGCGGCGGACGATCGCCCAGCCCTGGCGGCGGTTGTTCTGGCCTGGAAAGATGCCCTGGCTGGTCACGCGTGCCAGCCCGCGGTCGGCGTACACCTGGGCAATGCTGGGCCGGCGCTGCTCCGTGCGGCTGTTGAACATCGAAGGGTCGACCACGATCTGCAGGATGCGCTCGTTGCCACAGCGCTCCTTGATCGCGTCAGCCTGCTGCTCGTCGCGCATGCCCGTGGCGTACACCTCGCGGTAGACCCAGATCTCACGCGTCTCCGGGTCGCGCGCGAACCACAGTGCACAGAACGGCACCGCGAAGCCGTAGTCGACGCTGACCCAGCGCGGCCAGTCGCTGGGCAGGTCGTCGTCCAGGTCCACGAGGTGCAGGTCCGGGTTCCACTCTGGAAAGAACATGCCCTCGGCCGCGACCCACAGCCCCAGGCGCAAACGCTGGTGCAGGTAGCCGTGCAGCGAGTCGAGGGTTTTCATGTACTGCTCGCCGAAGCGGGTGTAGGTCTGCGTCTCGACGTCGTACAGCTGCGGGTTGTCCTCGTGGCGCGACTCGAGCATGGTCAGCAGGCCGGCGTCGGCGCGCTGCTTGAGCCAGTGGTTGGGGTAGCTAGGGTTGCAGTCGGCGATGAGCTGCTGATAGCTGAGCGCGTTGTTGCGGAGGCGTGTGAGCAGGATCAGGTAGTCCTGCTCCTCGAGCTCGGTAGCCTCCTGCACGTAGATCATGTCGAAGTCGGTCGACAGGATCTTGCGTGGATCGTCCAGCCCGGCCACGACCACGCGGCTGCCGTTCGGATAGCGGAACTCCTGGTCCTCGTGGTGAAACCAGATCGCGTTCGGCGGCGGCGGCAGCACCTTTTCGCGAAGGGTGACCATGGCAGCCTGTGTCAGCGCGGTGCGCAGTTTTCTCACAATGGCCGCGCGGATCGGCGTCTGGCTGGCAGCCAGGTCGATCTTCTGCAGGCAGCCCATGCTCTTGCCGGTGCCACTGGGCCCGGCCATGAGCACCTCGCGGTCGCGGCAGCGCATCAGCTCACGGGCGGCGCCGTAGGGGTGGTAGGGAGGCCTCGCGCCGACAGCCGGGCCTAGCCGCTTGCCGCGGAGCGTTCCATCACGAGCGAGTGCAACAGCCATCGTTGAGGTGGGCTGCTCACGCGAGAGAATACAAAAAACCCCCTGCAAACCGAGGAGGGTGTTGCAGGGGGTTCCACTCACCAGCGCCGGAAGCACTGACGAGGTCGATGTTAGTGCGGATGAGCGAGGCTCAGCAGGAAGTTGAAGGTGGCAGCCGCGCCAATAAACGCGAACACGTACAGCAAGAGGGTTGTCCACGGGAGCCGCGCCGGGTGCTTTCGGCGGTTGGCCTGCCACGCCCAGGGAGCGCCGTCGTAGTCTTTGGCCGGCTTCGGCCTGGCTGCCTTCTGTGCCTTGAGGTCGTCGAGGACCTCGTCATCGGTCATGTCGCGTGTGCGTTCTGGATCAGTCACAGCCCGGCTCCGGAATGGTGAGTGCCTTGCGCTGGCGCAGGCGATAGCGTCCGCCCTCGTAGCGTGCGGTGATGCGCGGCAGCTTGAGGGGCACGCTGCCCTCGTGCTCGAAGCCCGTGTCCGGGGTGGTCGACCACACCTCGACCCAGCCGACCGTCACGGTCGACTGAGCGGTGCTGTGGACGCGCCTCACGACGGCTCCTCGTGCTGGATGGTGTTCTGCACGAGGCGCAGCCCGGCGATGCGCTCGACGGCCGGCACAGCGGCAGCTTCGACGCGTTCGGCATCGCGCTCCGTTTCGCACTCGACCCAGATCACCACGTAGTGCTTCATGAGACCGGGGCCAGACGCGGCAATGCGTCCACGCCTTCAGCGGACCAGTAATGCAGCGTGTCGAGGTGATTGAGTGCCAGGCTGAGGTAGGCGGGTACGTCAGTTAGCCCGGCTTCCCAGCGGTACACGACCTGCTTGTGCACGCCCAGCAGTTGGCTCAGCTGCCACTGGGTGAGCCAGCGCTGTCGCCGCCAGGCCCGGACGTCGAGCCGGTTGAAGGCGACAGGCGGTTCTAGGATTGTGGTCATTGGGGATTCTCCTCCTTACGGAATGCGCGACTGGCACATGTCGCAGTCGCAGTAGGCGCTGGGGTGTGCCGCATTGAGCATGTCTGCCAGGCAGCCCAGCAGCTTGACGCAGTCCGGGCAGTCACGGTCGACCTGCCCACCGTTGCCGCGTACCGGTGTGGAATGTCCACAGCGGTAGTCCACGAATGCCAGCGGGCGGCTGTTGGAGCCGCTCACGCCAGCACCGCGTGGGTGAACTGCACGAGCGGATCGTGCGCCGGCCCCGGGCTGAACAGCAGCCACACGATGAAGAGCAGCAGCCCGGCCATGATGCCCCAGTAGAGCAGCCGGTCTGTGAAGTCGGACATTGGGATTCTCCTCGTGGTCTCGTCAGTGAGCGCTTGACGCTCAGACCGGGCTAGCCCGGTTTCGACCTATGCGACTAGCGCTCGACGTCGCGCGATGCCCCATGCGGCATTCCACAGCGCGGTGTCGTCATCGTCCGTTGGATTGGGATCCTCGCCGGTCACCAGTTCAAACGCTGCGACCATGCACTCGTTCGCGTCAAGGAAGTTGTGCGAAGCGTCCGCTACGGCGTACTCCGGCGTAGCGTTGAGCCGCCGGATCTCGTCAAACTGCGCAGCTGTCACGTTCTCTTTGAGGTCAGCGATGAATGCGTCCGCGATGCTGTCCGCCAGAATGACGCGGTGCAGTCGGATGGCGAGGCTCGACTCGTCATCGGCCTCCGTGGCCTCGTACGGACGCTCACAGCCCTGATCATCCGGACCGATGTAGAAGTCCACGGTTGAGGCATAGGCGCCCTCCGGCAGGTCTTCGGTGTTGCGCGTGCTCCATGTAGGACCAACGAACCAACCCGGCCCGGCAATGGCTTGTGCTCCGGGATCGTGCTCGTGTGAGCGGTCAGCGCACGGGTACAGGTGAGCCATGCCCGGCAGCCCGGGGTGGTCCGGATTTTCATCGCGACTCGCGTAAATGGTCGCGACTCCACCGCCAGTGTGCTCGACGTAGGCGTAGTTGCCCAGTTCGCGCAGGATGGCGCAGATACGGTTGAGGTCTACGGTGTGTTCCATTGGGATTCTCCTCGGTGTGGTCTCGTCAGTGAGCGCTTGACGCTCAGACCGGGTTAGCCCGGTTTCGACCTTAGCCGTTAGCCTGTTCGATCATTAGCAGCCGGGCGTCGTCCAGACTGATAGGCTCCAAACCCTCAGACTCGCACTCGGCATCGGTGTAGCACCCATTCCGATCATTCCAGACGAGCCACCGGATGATGGACAACCGGTTGTCCCAATCGACGCGCGGCTCCGATCCGACAGCTGGCGACCACGAGTGGTCTAGGAATTCGTAGTCCGGTTTGAGTTGGGGATTCATAGGGGATTCTCCTCTGAACGCTCCGGGCCTACGCGGCCCGGGCCAGTTCGATCAGTTCGCTTCGGATGTCGACCACGAACCCGGACGCGTCCGTTTTAGCCGGGCCTTTCGCTTTGAGACCGACCACGACTCCGGACGGATCCAAGAATCGCAAGTCATCGTGATCACCCGAGATGACGCGCCGGCCGAAGTAGGTCAGACCGATATCCGGCATCTCGTGCTTGCAAGCGCGCTTGCACTTGCAGATATTGAAAACGACCGCGACATTCCCGCCAGCTGCTAGCACGTTCTCGCAAGCGCGATTGTTCGCTTTGGTTTCGCTCCGGCTGAACGTGATCACGTAATTGGCCGGGAGCGCTTTGTAGGCGCTCAGCATGGCCCGGGCCGGATTCTTTGTGTAGTCGTAGAACTGGACGTCCGGGAATCGCGCCATCATGTTGGCGAACGTCTGGCCGGTGTGCCGGTCGATGAATTCTTCGGATTCCCAATCGAGGTCAGACGTGCCATTCAAGCGCACCACCGGGGTCAGACCTTTCTTGACAGCCCGGCGGATGTGCGACTCGATGGCGTCTACCAACACCCAGAAAAAGAGATCCCGGGCATCGAAGAACATGTCGGTGCGAGCGATGCGTGCACGCTGAACGGCGTTGAGACCGTTGAGGTCCAGCATGATGCCGCCGTGACCGGCGAGATTCAGACACGCTAGCGTGCAACCTTTCGACCGGTGGTGACAGACCTCGCGGCCCGACCGATTGGCCGGGGCGAGATGCAGGACAGCGCTGCTATAGCCCCGGGCGCGTCCTTTCTTGAGTTTTGGGTTGTACCCGTCTGGCGTGAGCATGTCACAGAATCCGAATTGCGCTTTGAGCGCATCGCGAGAGAGAATGGCTTTGGCCATCGGAACGCTTACCTCGTTTCGTTGGCGAGAGCCGCTCAGCAGTTCGTACCTGCTGGGCGGTTCGCTTTGTGTGCCATCGTTATAACGCTTGTGCAGAATAAAACAACGGTTTCGACGTTAAAGCTTAGTTAAACGTTGGAGGAGGGTCGCTAAAAGCTCCACGGGAATGGTCTGGCGTCCGACAGCTGGCACAGTGCGCTAGATGGAAACGTGCGCAGCTGGGCGCGTGCGCATGCGCTGACCTTGCCGCGCACGCGAGGGTGTGCCTTGCTTTGTAGTCCAGGAGCAGCCGCGGAGCAGCGTGCTTGTAGCGTTAGCTCAGTCCAGGAGCAGCGCTCGAGTAGCGCTGATGTCAGCTCCATGTAGTGTGGCGGCAGCGCTTGCCGATCGCCACCCCCCCATACACCGTTTCAGTTCAGCCGCTGCCGGGGGGG